CCGTCATCATGGGCGGGCCGTCGCGCGAGCATCGGCAATCGTACAAACATCCGCAACTCGGGGGGGAGGTGATCCTTGGCGGGTTCGACAACCCGACGAAGCTGTTCTCCACGCAGTACAACGCGATTTTCTTCAACGAATGCCAAGAAACGACCTTGGCGAAGTGGGAATCGTTGCACCGCGCCCTTCGCCGCAGCGGCACGCCGTTCCGCGTGCTGATCGGGGACTGCAACCCCGAGGACGAATACCATTGGGCCAACCAACGCTGCCTGCAAGGCAAGGCCCAGCGGATCGTCGGGCGGTTCTGGGATAATCCGAAGTGGTTCGATCACGCCACGGGCAAGTGGACGCCGGACGGGGTTGAATACCTAAATCGCTTAAAGTCGGCGTTGTCGGGCGTGCGCCTGCAACGCCTGTACTACGGGAAGTGGGTCAGCGCGGAAGGACAAGTGTGGGAGAACTACGACCCGCACAAGCATGTGATCGATGGAACCGTCGAAAAGCAAAACGGCGAATGGTTCCTCGTGTCTCCCAATCTCGACAAGCCAGTCCACCTAAAGTGGTTCCTTGGCGCTCAGGATATTGGCTTTGACGCCCCCGGCGTCTTCCAATGCTGGGGCGTGGACGGCGAGAACCGCATGTACCGCTTGGTCGAGATCTACAAGCGCCATTGGGATCACGACCAATGGGCAAAAGCCATCGTGGAAATCAACAAGGAATACGAAATGAGCGCTATCGTGACTGACCACGATCCGGCGTTCATCAGCAACCTCAACAGGTGGCTGGATCGCCACGGCATGCCGCGCATTGTGCGCGAATGGGACAAGCACCGTGGCCCCGGAGGCGAAAAAGCGGGCATCGACCAAGTGCGCGTGCGTTTCAAGCAGCGCGGCGACAAGACCTACGGCTTGTATCTGCTGCGCAACGCCACCAAGTACAAGGACTCGCGGCTGGAAGGCGAAGGCAAGCCGTGGTGTACCGAGATGGAAATCCCCGCGTATGTGTATCCGCTTGTCGAGGACGGCAAGCTAAACCGCGACACGCCCGATCCGGGCTGCATCGACCACGGTTGCGACGCCATGCGCGGCGCATGCACTTTCTCGTGGGAACGCGACCTTGGCAAGGATGTCGTCTACAAGCCCAAGTACAGCGAAAACACGCTTGGGCAGTTGCTGAACCACGAAGAATGGGAAACTTCCAATGCTTAAGGTGACTCCGCAAAACCTGTACGACGAAGTGCAGGCCGCGCAGCGGTATTGCGAAAAGCACCGCGAGTGGTTCGGCAGGCAGGTGCAGCGTTATGCGTCGCCGTTCTACGGCAAGTTCACGGGCAAGGAGGAATACTTCCCCGAGAACTATTACTACGCCTATGTCGCGCACACCGTCGCGCGGTTGACGGGCATCGAGCCGAAGATCCGCCTGTCCACCGCGCGCGACCAAGCCCGCGTGCAGGCGTTGGAGGATGCTGGAAACCGCTGGATCCTCGACACGAACTACCAGCGCGAGCGCGAAAAGCTGGCTACGGATTACTGCTTTGCGTGGTCGGTGGCCATCGTCCACCAAGACGCCCGCAGCGGGTTCGAACAAGCCGAAGATCCCGTGATGACGCCCAAGGCCGTGCGCATCTCCCCGCGCAGGTTTGGCTGGGATCCAATCGCGCTGTCCATCGAGGAAGCGCGGTACATGTACCATGTGATGATCCGCGACAAGGACGACCTGCTAGAGGAGTCCAAGGAAGATGGCGCCGGTTGGATTGAGGCCAACATCAAGGCTATTCCGACCGACATTGAAGCGAAGGGTTTGCGGGACAAGTACCTGCAAGGTGAAACGCCCTCGCGCAACGAAGTGATTTATTACGAGATTTGGGTGCCGGAATACACGCTGCCCGAGGACGATGCTTTTTGGGAGGGCATGTCCAAGGCCGAAATTTCGCGGTATCACGGCACCATTTTCACCGTGGCTTGGGCGTCGGAAGACGGCAAGGGGCAAGCCGCGTTCCTGCGCGATCCTCGTCCGTTCTACGGCCCGCGATGGGGGCCGTATGTCGTCGGCGGGCAGTACACGGTGCCCGATGAGTCCGCGCCGTTGTCCGCGTTGACCGCGAACGAAGGACAGATCCAAGAACTGAACAACCAAGCGCGTGCAAACAACAACGCCGCGCAACGCCGCAAGTCCTTGGCGCTCGTGGACGGTTTGAAGCCGTCGCTGATCAACAAGCTGGCTGCCGCGCCGGACGGAGATATTGTCGCCGCGCCCGGCATCGAAAAGAACAAGGTCGTCGAGATCGAAGTCGGCGGCGCAAGCCAAGACGCCCAAATGCGCGAATTTGAGCTGCGCGGGCGCGTGGATCGCAACCTTGCCATGGGTGACGCCGTGCGCGGGCAGGTTAGCGGCGCCGGAACTGCCACGGAAAACGCCATTGCCGCGCAGGCCAGCAGCGCGTTGCAGGGCTTCGTGGACATGAAGTTCGTGGAGTTCGAGAAGCGCCTGTTCCGCAGCGTGCTGTGGTACTTCGACCAAGACGAGCGCAGCGTGCTGCCGCTTGGCCGCGAGCTTGGCGTGTTCGTCGGCGGACAGTCGCCAGAAGAAATGGCCGAAGGCGTGCGCCGCGCAGTCAAGGCTGGTTACCTGCCGCGCGAGCAGGGCGAAGCCATGATGATCATGCTGTCGCAGATTACGGACACGGACGAAGAAGGCAGCGGAATGTCCTTCGACGATCTGGAGATCCACATCGACGCCGTGCGCAACGACGGCAGCGAAGTGCAAAAGATGGTCGCCGCAAGCAACGCGATCATGCAAATGCTGCCAGCCGTGATGTCCGCGCCGTTCTGGGATTGGAAATCGTGGCTCAAGCGGTGGGGCGAAGCGTTCAACATGCCCGACCTCGACCAGTATTTGAACCTTGATGCCGCCGCTGAAATGGCGCAAATGAATATGGAAATGCAGATGATGTCCGGTGGCGCCGCCGGTGCCACGGGCGGCAGGCCCGGCGGTGGAACGCCGGAACCCGTTCGCAACGCCCCCAAGCTGGCGCAGAACCAAGGTTTTGGCAAGGCCGTCGGCAACAAGGTCGAGTCCCGCGTAAGCAAAACCCAAGGCGCGCCAAACCGCGCCGGAAACACCACGAAGGCGTGACATGGCTTGGTACGAATTTCAAGGGCAGGACGGAGAAATCATCGAGCGCGAGTACTCGATGGGCAAGGCGCCCAAGATCGGCCAATCGATCAAGGTCAAGGGCAAGAACTACACGCGCATCGTTTCGTCCACGCAACCGGAAGTGCGCTATCTCGATCCGAATTTTGTTTCGCATTCGTTGCCGCGTTGGCACCCTGACGCGCCGCACCACGAACCGGGCACGGGCAAGCCGTGTTTCCGGAGCATGAGGGAAATCAGGGAGTTCTCCGCAAAGACGGGATACAAGTATGAATATGGAAACGGTTGACACCAAGGTGGACGCGGCGCAGCCGCAGGAATCCCAGCAACCCAGCGCGGAAACGCAAGCTCGTGTCGTCTACGACACGCTGGCCGAAAAGCTGCGAGAGCAGGAATCGGTCAAGGAGTCGGCCCTCGCCAAGGCGAAGGAAGCCGCCCAAACCAAGGAGCAATCCTCGAAGGCGCTTGAGCGCGGCGAGGATGGCAAATTCGTCAAGACGCCGAAGTCTGCACCGGAACCAAAGCTGGTGCAGGCCGAGGACGCGGAATCCGACGACGATACGGGGCCGGAAGTCGATGGCTCAGACGCGAAGGCGCAAGAACGCGCCCTTACCGCCCTGCGCCGCGCCAAAGTCCCCAAGGACATTCTGGAGGGCTTGCCCGACGAGGTGAAGCTCAAGTGGGGACGGCAACTGCACAAGATGCAGTCCGAAACCGACAGGATGGCTCAGGAGTTCGCCACCCTCAAGAAGGGATCGAAGCAGGAAAAGCAAGAGTCGAAGCCGGATAACCAGCCGGACTCCCAGCGGGCCGAAAAGCAGGCGCTGGCGGAGCAACCCGAGCAGGCTTACATCCGACAAGCGGCGAAGCAACTTGCCGACACTTTCATGTTGGGGGACGAAGCAGAGTCCGCATTCGCCAGCGCATTGGAGCAAGCCACGAAGCCGCTCGCAGATCGCTACTCGCATCTGGAACAGCAGCTTCAAATGGCGACGGGAATGAGTACGCACATGCTGCTCACCTCGGCTCGCAATACCTTGGCGCAGGACTACCCCGAGCTTCGCGAAGCGGAAGTGTTCGGACAGGTGACCCAGACGATGCAGCGGCTGGCCGAAAGCGGCGTGTACATGGACATTGCGGATCTCGCTGAAAGAACCGAATCAGCCATGCGCGACGCGGCCCAGCTTGTGCTGCGCGACAAAATCGCCGCCCGAACGAAGGCGCAACGATTCCAGACCGACCAAAAACGCAACGGCGGACAGCCGAGTGTGCCGAAGAGGGGCGGGAATGTCGAAGTGAACGGCATGTCCCGCGACCGCGCCATCTTCCACCTCATGTCGTCCGAAGGACTGACAGGCGCCGAGGCGCGCCGTCGCGTTGATGGTTACTGACACCAACAAAAACAAGGACTGAAAAATGCCTGCTATTGTTTCTTTTGCCGACTGGGCGGAAGCGACTGGCCCGCTGCTCTTGACTGGGCCGGACAAGTTCGTCAACGCCGCTCAACTTCAAAACTACTCTTGGGCGCGTTTCGTTCGCGGCAAGGATTACTCGGAAGTCGTCCAAGGCGGCTCCGAGATCCGCGACGAACTGATGTTCGACGAAGCTAACACCTTCTCGATGTATCAGCCCAACGACCCGCAGACCCCGACGATGCCCCAAGTGCTTACGCGCTGGTCGTCGCCGTGGCGCTTCGCCGTTGACAGCTATAGCTGGACGGAGGAAGAGGAGGCGCTGAACGCTGGCTCGTCGTACACCGACGACGCCCGCTTCATGCAATACAAGTCGCTGCTGACCAAGCTCGAAATGCGCGTGCAGACCTCGATCTGCAACGGCATGGAGAACAAGTGGTGGGCGGTGCCGGATCCGACGACCATGGAGGCCGCCGCTGGCAAGGAGCCTTACTCCATTCCGGCGTTTGTCACCGAGCAAGCCAACGGCTTGTTCAACGATGTCGGCGGCGCTGGCGCTTTCACGACGGTCGAAACCATCAGCCCGACCGCTGCTGGCAAGACCAAATGGCGCAACCGCGTCATCGGTTACGACAGCCCCGCCGTCAAGCCCACCGCTGGCGCGCGAAATGTCATCAACGCGATGGATGATGCGTTCCTGCAACTGAACTTCCGCCCGCCTGCTGGCAAGGAAGCGTACTTCGAACCCAACACTTGGAACAGCATCGCGTGCTTCACGACGAAGAAGGGTCTTCTTGTGATGACCGACCTGCTGCGCCAAGGGCAGGATTGGTACACGAACCGCACCAGCCCCGACTCGGCCTTCAACGGCCCGATGTACGCTGGCATGGAAATCGTGTATGTGCCGCAACTGGACGCGGCGCCGCTGTATGTCAACTCTGGAACCACCGACATGGTTTCGGAAGGCGACACCAACGCTGCTGGTCGTGGCCCTCGGTACTACATGCTCAACGCCAAGTACCTGAAGACCGTGTTCCACAAGGACAAGTACTTCGTTCGCAAGCCGCCGATGTCGCCGTTCAACCAGCCGTTTACCAAGACGGTGTACATCAACAGCTACTTCAACAATGTCTGCACGGCGCGTCACATCCACGCGATCATCACGCCGGGCACCGTCACGGGCAACTTCCCCAGCACCTCGCTGACTGCTTCTCAGGTCTACGCGGCCTACTGATTACAAGGAGAAATCAACAATGCTGTTCGCGCAAATGCATCAATTCCCCCAAGTTGGGTTGCCGACGGGAACCAGCACGGAGCTTCCGGGAACAATGCCGATTCCCGTGGCGATGTGGGATGATTTTTATGAAGGAATCACGACGGCCCAAAGCACTTCGGTTTTGTCGTATGATTTGACTGCTACTGGAACCGCAGTTGCCGCTGGTAGTTTTATTGTAAGCACCGGCGACACAAACGGTGTATACAGCGTCACTTCTGGCAGCGCCACAAACGACGAAATGATTGTTCGCACTCGCGGAATTCAAAATCTCGTGGCTGGCAAGCCGTTGTCTTGCTTTGCTCGCGTGCGCAGCGCAGGTTCAGCGGCAACGCATTATGCGGTGTGGGGACTTTGGTCTAACGGAACTACTGCGGTGGCTATTGCGCAAGCGCAGGGTATTGGTTTCCGTTTCTACAACGGGTTCCTTCAAATTGGCGCACGCAACGACACCGTTACGGTTGCGTGGGCCAATGTCGCGCCCATGGCGGCTGCAACTTTCTATGCTTTGGGCATTATTACTGATGGCATCAAGCATCAGTTTTATGTTGATGGCGTGAAGGTTGGCGAAATTGCCTTGGATTGCCTTAAGGCATCCGGTGCTGCAAGCAGCGGCGTTTATGCAATGGGTTTGGGTTGTGGCACAACCGCAACTTCACCACTCGCCGTTTCTCGTTGCGCCGTTGATTATTGGGGCATTGCATCTGTCCGCTGAGTAATCAGCTTGTCAGGGGAGGCGGTGCGACCGTCTCCCCTAAGCTACACAAAACATTATGACTCTGACCGCTGCACGCTGCGTAGACCACATCCGCCACACGCTGGGCAATGCTCTGCCGTCAGCGACTATTGACCCGATGACGGTCATCAACCAAGCGGGCCAATTCCTCTGCACCATGCACGAATGGAAGTGGCTGGAGCGGCAGTCCGCCTATGTAGGTTTTACCGCAGCGCAAAGCTGGTCTACCTGCCCGTCCGACCTGCGCGATTTGATTTCGGTGCAGTTCACTCAGGGACTGGTCAACCGCGTGCGCATTACTTCGATCAACGAAATTAGCCGCCTGCGCTCGCACAACATTGGCGTGGGCTTAGCGATGACTTGGGTTTCGCTCGTGAGCCGCGCCAACCCCACCGGCGGCGCTCCCATTCCGATTTTTGAACTGTACCCGACGCCAGTCACGACCGACGCGCAGGCGCTTACGGTGTTCTACAGGGCGGGCTGGACGCCACCCGCCAACTTGGACGAATCGTCGTTCATCAACATTCCCGAGTACATCGAACCGCTGTACATCCAGATCTTGCGTGCTTTCGCGCGCGGGTATGAAGAAGAAGACCAAGCAAGCTTAGACCAGCGCCTGCAAGCGTTGTACACGGGCGTGCTTTACTTGACCGCCGCAGAACGCGACGGAGCGATCCAGCACCAATACGGCCCTCCGCTGCAAACGGGACTTAGCGCGGTTGGCACCTACTTGCCGGGAGTCCCCGCAAGCCCCTACACCGTTTCAAACCCCACGCCGTAAAATGAGCGGAATTATCCACGACAATCAACCGTGCTATTGGACGACTAGCACAAGCGCAACCGCCCAATATCCAACCGACACCGTTGGAGGCGCTGGTGCGGTTGCTTCTTCGCTGTTTCGTTCACAATACAAAAACGCCATTGTCATGACGGTAAAGGTTACTCACACCGCAGCAGCAACGGCAACGCTTGATTTGGCCGAAGGCACTACAAACATTGCTACGCTGACAACCCCAGCGGCAGGATCGTATATGTTCCAACTAGGTGGAGATGTAGGAACTTTTGCGGCTGGCGGGTTCAACATTCGAACATCGGCAGGAACTGTTCAAGTGTGGTGGAGGCCGCAGTAACATGGCTGACAATATTTACGACAATCAGCCGTGCGAGTGGGTGACAATTGCCACAACGGCAACAGACGCTTTTCCGCTAGATGGAAAAGGAGCCAGCACAACTAGTTATGCGCTAAGCAAGTTTGGGGTTGGGTATAAAAACGCAATTTTGCAAACCGTAGTAATTACCGCAAGCGCAGCGGGAGAAACCTGTTCTGTTCATTTGGGAACTGGCCCCACCGTCTATCAATTCAGATCTCCCGGCGCAGGAAGCTACAGTTTTGACATTGGCGGCAGCGCAGGAGCTTTTTTGCCAGCGGGATTTCACATCAGGATTCCCGCAAGCAATGGCGTTAGCAGCATGACCGCGTATTACAGGCCGCAATAAATCATGCCGAACTTTGAGCTACCGTTTCCGTTTGGCGGGCTGAACGACAACAACGCGCAGTCCAAGCAGCCCAGCGGCACATCGTCCGATGCGGTCAATGTGCGCGGCATTGATCCCATCACGGGTCGCGTGCGGGGCGCCCAGCGGAGCGGCTTGCTCAAGTACACCAACGACAGCTTCGAAGCCCGCGTTAAACGGTTCGAAAAAGTCGTCTACGACAATCGGCAGCTAAACTATGGCGTTCAAGACCCGCCCAAATTGGTTTGGGAAAATGTCAACGCCAACACAAACGCCAGCACTTACGGCGTAGTTGACTCGCGAGAAAACTTGTATGTCGTGGACGCCGGGCGCGCCGTCCAAAAGTTCAACAAGAATGGCGTGTTGATCTACACAATCACGCCTAACATCGAAGATCAAAACCTGCACATTCGCGGATTGGCCGTGGACGGTGCTGGCAACTTGTGGATTGCCACGGGCCATCAAAACCCAGCGCAGTTGTCTATTTCTCCTTCGCCGTTGACAAGCGCGGCGGCTTTGGAAAAGTCCAAGATTTGGCGGTATCGCGAAAACGATGCAGGCGCGGCGCCGGAGCAGGTGTACGCCTACAGCCCCAAATTGACGATTGAAAAGCTGGTGTACAGCAACGGCCTGCTGTACGCCGCCGCCAACGATCCCAAGCTGGAAGACGGCTACGCCATCGTCTACGGCGATTTGTTTACTACGGGACTAGACGAGTTTGGTCGGCGCAAGTTGCCGTATCCGCTGTGCGACATCGATGTCGATGGCAGCGGCAAGGTTTACTTTGCTGCGGCTGAAAACACCAACCGGTACAACCGGCATTCGGCTACCTACCCTTATTACGGGCAGACCATTGTCGATTGGACGCCTTCGGACATCCCTGCCGAAAAGTTGTGGTCATGGTACGACTCGACAAGAATCGTGTCCGAAAACAACGAGCGCATCACAGCGTGGGAAGACTCGTCCGGCAACAGTCGCGACCTTGGCAACAATCCTGTGACAGAAACGGGGCCGCGCTATCAAGCCACCGGATGGTTGGGACAGCCGTGCATCGAGTTTGACGGCAATTCGCAACTGTACTCCAATCCCGCCAGCCAACCGACAACGCCGCAAAGCCAAGCATCGTCTCGCACCGGCGTGCCGAACTATAGCGGCGCAAAATGGGCGTTGAGCATTGTTTTTAGGCCGCAAGTTGCTGACAACGACAATCCGATTACGGATCCCGCATATCTGTGCGGCATTAACACTTCGCAAACGGAAAAACATGACTTGCATGTCACGGTTCACAAAACTCAAGATTTGATTTTTCCGGGGACAGTAGACCCCAACAAAGTTACGCTGTACGCAACGCCAAACACTTATCCGTCTTGGAATTTTTGGGTTGCAACTCCTTCGACAAGTGTTGAATTGTTTTTGGGTCAACCGTCTCCGGGGTTGGCTACTAGCGGCAACAATGCGGCGTATATTGGCGCGGGTAAATATCGATTTCCTGCTTCGGCAACGCTGTCCCCCAACAACAATGCCAGCGTTTTGACAATTGTGTATTCAGCGGGCACGGGCACGCCCGGCACCGACTTGGAATGCCACTATCGATTTAACGGCCAACCAATCGACAGGTGGCGCGGGGCGCAAATTACCGCAACCATGGGTTTTTACCTTGGCCGCCAGACGCCTACGCTGTCTTCATCCTCAACCAATTGGTTTAAAGGGCAAGTCGCGGAAATTGTCGCGCTTCACAATTTAGACAGCGCATCTGTTCCTGCGTATCCGCGCTCGTTGGGTTTGGCAAGCAAAACGCAAACAGTCATTTTTGGCGCGGACACAAAACGATGTGCAACCGGCATTCCTTATCCAAATCCCTACGGAATTACTAACAAACAAATTTATGATGTTGATGGAGTAGATGTTGGCTCTTTTAGTCCTCCAAGCACTTTAGGGCTGATTCGCGGTGATGTTGTGCAAGCTGGATCAACAGTAGCTGGCATTTTGGGGCCGCTTGCCAATTTGCAAACACTTGGCGGCGTAAACTTTTCTGGCTTTCCCGCTGCTAACAGTTTTCCCTTTAATGCTGCTGCCGTAATTAATCCTGCAAGTTTGCACAGCGTTGCAGCTACTTACACTAGCTCTGACAACACTAACGCTAGTTTGGTTGAACGAGTAGAAGGCTACCTTGCGTGGAAATGGGGCATTTGGCCGTTGCTGCCTCGCGGCAATTACGCTCCGCCAACGCTGGCGATGGAAACTACTTACAACCCCGGAAACTGGCCGCACCCATTCCGCAACTCTCCGCCTTCGCCGGACACTACGCTTACAGCAAGCCGATATGCCAAATTTGTGTCTCCGCTGGCGGTGACCGGATGCTTGGAGTCTATTACAGGCAATCTATATTGGATTACCGACGGTTTTAGCGGAGACGCATCTGGCATGGGCCTGCGCGTCAAGCATGTAGACAATGCGACCTACACCATGGGCAATTCGCAGGTGTCTGGCTCTACGACACCGCCTGAATACACATGGTCGGACTTTGACGGGCAGGTTCGCAAGCTTACATACAACGCTGCAACCGACACATTGACTTCGGAATGGAAACTAGGAACAGGCGGCCCGGCAACTTTCTTTGGCGATTACTTGCCGCACCTTGGATCGGATGCTTTCTACAACATCTATTACCCGTTTGTGTTTGACGGCGGCGATACGCTGCAACCGGGTTGGTCTGTGTACGCCAAGGAAACAGGGCCAGCGGTCAAGCTGATGGAAGACACGACGGGCGGAACCGGCGTGTTGCATGCCGTGCCGGAATTGGTCAGCCCGCCGTACAGGTTTGGATCGCTTCCTACGGACGATTTCCCCGGCACGCCAAACCCTGCCCTGCCGGACACCTATCCGCGCGCAGAAAACGCCTATGTTTTGCGCGACGGTGTTGGCGACGACACAACTGTTGAGCGGTACGAACTAATTCAAACCAGCGCAAGTGTCGGCACTTCGTCGCCGCGAGCGCAAGCGTTGCTTGCGGTGTCCAACGGCAAGATCAAGCGGTTTGACTCCGTCGGGGGCATCCAATCGCCCGCCGGTGCTACGACATTGCCGCAGCCAGAGCTTGATGCCAACGCGCAATACATCGATTCGGCCATTTTGTTTGGCAAGGTGTACTTTGCCGACGGCATCAGCTACCGAGTGTACGACCCGCGCAACGACATCGTGACCGCGTGGGAAGCGCAGGATGCCGGGTCGCTGCCGAACCGGTGCAAGCTGCTGGCAAACTGGCGTGGTCGCGCGGTGTTGGCGCGCGGCGCCGATGATCCGCACAACTGGCATATGTCGGAGCAAGGCGCTCCCAACAACTGGGACAACTTCCCGCCCGTGTCCACGGCGACGCAAGCTATCAGCGGGAACAACGCCCGCGCCGGATTGTGCCCGGATCTTGTCAACAGCTTGATCCCATACAACGACGATTTGCTGTTGTTTGGCTGCGATTCGTCGCTGTGGATGATGCGCGGCGACCCGATGGCCGGTGGCGTCTTCGACCTTGTGTCGGATGTCACAGGCGTAGCGTTTGGGCGCTCGTGGGCTAAGGATCCGGAAGGCAACTTGTACTTCTTTGGATCGCGCGGCGGCGTTTACATCATGAAGCCGGGCAGTATTCCGATTTCGATGACGCAAGCGACTATTGAACGCAGGTTGACTGAAGTCGATTTGGGCCAGTTTTATGTCGAGATGTTCTGGAACACCTACGACGACGGGCTGCATTTGTTCCTGATGCCGTTTACGGACACGGCGACGCACACCAAGCATTTCTTCTGGGAGCGCCGCACGGGAGCATGGTTCCAAGACGAGTTTGGCCCTGTCGGGAACACGGCCAAGCAGCCATCTGCCGCGATTGTCGTGGACGGAGACGCGCCGGACGACAGGTGCCTGTTGATCGGATCCTACGATGCCAGCCTGCTGAAGTGGGACAAGAACGCTGTCAACGACGACTCCCAGATCATCAACAGCCGCGTGTTGATCGGCCCGATTGCGCCCGACGACACGGAAATGGAATCGCGGGTGATGAATTTGGCGGCGGTACTTTCCAACCAAGGCGCGGTCAATTATCGTCTGTATGCCAGCCAGACACCCGACCTAAAGGGCGAACCGGTTGCCAATGGCACCTTGGTGCCGGGGCGCAACCCGATTCACCTTGTTCGCGCTCGCGGGGCGTATGTCTGGATCGAGCTTGGACAAGCCAACGCGGCCACGCGCTGGGCGATGGAAAGCTTGCGAATGGACGCCTACCCGGCGGGAAGGAAGCGCAATGCCTGATTCTAAGCGCATTGGAATTTCTGGTCAGGCCCGTGGGATCGACCCGCAAAGGCAGCGGCGCAACAGCTTTACGACGGATGAAGCTGTCGCGGCCCCGCTGACCTTAAACCAACGCGGGCAAATCACAAT